TAACAATAGGCATTTTAATCCGCTCCGATAATCCTAGAGCTTAACCACCAATAAAGGCGGTTGAAGGACTCTAACCTTCCCCTGATGCTCCCAATGCAAAATTTTTGCTGTTAGCCTATTTAATTTATAAACTACATTCATAAATTAACAAACCAATGATAATACTGGTTAAATTAATTGTCAAGCATTAATTTATAAATTTTTTATAAATCTTTTTTTTGCTCCATTTCTTTTTTTTCCTGAATCAATTCTTTTACAGTAAATGATTTAGAATAACCTTTAATGCCACCTATTAATATAAGCGATAAAGCTATTAATGAAGCTATTTCTACCATAGTTTTTGTATTTCTTTAAGTTTATTATATTTTGCTTTTCCAATGTCAGTTAATTCGAACTTATTATTTTTAATAAGTTTTAATAACTTTTCACTGAAAAAAAAATAATTCCTATAATTTATTTTTTCATATAAATTATTAAATTCTTCTATGTTTCTATTATATTCTTTAATGAATATATGATTATTAGAATTTAGTGTTGATGTTTGATCATTAATAACTTCTAAAATTTCTAATATGTCATTAATGTTTTTTTTTAATAAATAAATCTTTTCAAGAGTTTTTTGACTAATAACATAAATTGTTATAAAAATTAAAAACAAAAAAATTCTTACAACAGGTGCCGCATCTTGTAAAAATAAAGATGATAATTCATCTAATATAATATAAATAATTGGCAACATGTTTAGTTAGTTAAAATTTTTACATCTTCAAAAGAATAATATTCTTCTTCGATTTTTTTATTTTTTTCAATTTGTTCTTTTAGTTTATTCATTAAATCTTCAATGCTAAAAGAATAATTTGCTTTTAAGTCTTTAGCTTCAGCCTTTAAAAATTCAAAATGTTCATTTTTATAAAAACCTTTTATACAACCATTTTTTTTAACTTCATCGTAAAATTTGGATGATTTAAAAAATTTATAAATATTATCATTTAAAAAATAGCATGGAACAAGAAAGCTATAATTGTTCAATATCTTTAACTGCATTGCATAACTCATTCTCATATAGCCAAGCAATCCTTTATGATCTTTTGATATAAATGATCCAAGCCATCCCTCAATCCCTGCTCTATCACACAAATTTTTATTCTGTGCAACAAAAACTTTTATTTCTGTTTCAATATCTTTTTGAAAATTATCGTAAGTATATTGACTGTAAAATACAGGTTGATTTTCAATATTTTTTTCTTTCATATATTTTTATATTTATTTATAAATTTCTCTAATTTAGGAGTTTTTATTTTTTTTAGTGCTAACTCTGTAAATACTTCGATGAAATCATTTTTTATTTCATCTAAAATTTCATTTTTCATTATCAAAAAATCATTTTTTTCTTTCAAAAAATCATGTTTTGATTTTTCGACTTCATCTTTTAATTTTTCAATTTCAATTCTTTTATTTTTTTCAATTATTTCTTGATTAGATATATTTTCTAAAATTTTTGCAAAATTTTTTGCAATCTCTTCTTTTTTTGTTTCAAATTTAAAATATTCAGGCTTTTCATTCAAAACTTGTACACAATCACTTTTGTACAAAATGTTTTCAAAATATTCTGTAATTACATTATGAATAAATGGAATTCTTATAAATTTAAATTGATCACAAGTAGTAATTTCGGGTATAAAAGGATAATCAATACTCCAAGAGTTTCTATCAATATCAGGAAATAATCCAAATATGATATCATCACATTCTTTTTTACCAAAATACTCTGTAATTTCTTTATACTTTTTAAAATAGTCGTAAAGACTTAAAATACATATTTTATCACTATCAAGAAATTGTTTTGAGAAACATTCATTTACAATGAATTTTTCTTTTATGATTTTTATAGACATAATATTTTTATTTATTGTTAATTTAATTTTTTAGGTTTTTTACTATCAAGAAAATCTTGATAATATTTGGGATAAGCTTCATCTCTTTCTACAAGTCTCGCCCCAGTTTGTGGACAAGTTTTATAAATACTTATTGGCTTTTTTTTAGGAATAAAAGCCTTTAACCAGTCCGCCAAAGCTGGTCTACCTCTAAAACCATATTTGTCGTTCCATTCTTTTTTTGATATAGTTTTCAATATCTCACTACATGTTTCAAGAAACATTTGATCATTTAATTGATCTTTTAGTACATCATAGACCATTTCTTGATATTCAGTGCTAGGATCGAACTCGAAAGTTAATTGAATTTTTTTAAATCCAGTTATAAAAATTATTGCATTTATCATATTTTTTCTAATTACTATATTTTTTTAAGAACTCTTCATTTATTTTGTCTTGTAATTGGTCTTTGGTGAGTTTCTGTTGGGTTTTTTCTGGTTCTATAGCCAAAGATACCTCAAACTCAAAATTATCTTTTAAAGCTTCTCTTAACCATGAACAAGCATGTTTTGTAAATCTTGCATTTTTTTGACAATGTTTTAAATAAAATTCAAGATTTGCCATTATTTTTTCGTGGGTAAATTTTTTAATAGCTTTTTCATAAACCTGTAAAGCTTCTGCTTTGCTACCCTTTGGAGTGAAACTTCCATCTCTCCCAGCTACTGGAGTGTAAAAACTCCAAAATTCATCAAATTTATTTTTAATATTATGGTTTTCTATAATATTAAAATTATTATTTACATTATCATATTCATTTACATTATCATCTTTATTAACATTATCATCTTTATTAACATTATCATTAAGGGTTTCTTTGGGTTCTTTTGGGTTTCCAAATAACCCACTGGGTTTTTTAGGTTCTTTTTGCTTCCTTTTTGCTTCGCTTTTGCTTCCTTTTTGCTTTAATCCTTCATCATTCCATCTTTTTTCTGCAATTTGTTTTCTTTTTTCTGATAATTGTTTAATTGAATTAATTTCTGATAGCCAATTACTATTGACTAGTAATCCATCTTGTAAATCAAAAAGCTTAGAAATCATTGAATCCATTTTTATTTTATCGCCAAAGAATTTACATCTTTGATAGATATTTTCCTTTGTTAATTCTCCAGAATATTTGAAATATCCAGCTTTTAGAATAAAGTAAATTCCAATTTCTTCAGTTGTTAATTCATCTTGTAAATCAAGAATATCATTTGATTTTTCTTGAAAGTAATAAATTTTATCTTTTTTATCTTTCATATTAAAAACCAAAAAAATTAAAAGTTAAAAAATAAATATGTTTAAAGTTTTTATGTTTAATGTTTAATTGTTTATTGTTTATATGTTTAGCATATCCATTTGCATATCCAAAAGCATATATAATTGCATGTTCAATTGCATATGCAATTGCATTTCGACTATTGATTTTATTGGTTTTGATTTTCATTTGACATTTCATTAATTAACATTGAGCATAAATTATTCTTGTAAGTGTAAAGTATTTTTTTAATAGATAATCTTTGATTTTCATTAACATTTTGACTTTCCAAAATAGGCATAATATAGCCTACTAATTTTCTAGTTTCATCATTAATTAAATCAGTTAAATTTTCTTTATTCATTGCAAGATTAACATTTATATTTGCAAAATTATTTTGCTCTTTCATATTAGTTTTTTAATTTTTGTTAGTCAAATTGTTTTTAGCATTTTTGTAATCTTTTTTAGCATCTTCTAGAAACCATTTTGCTTGAATAAATTTATCCCTAGAAATATTAAAAAGTGATTTGCTAAATCGATATTTTTCTTTATTTATTTTAAAATATATTTGATTTTCTGTTTCTTCAAAATGATTAATTTCTTGATCTATAATCTCATTAGATTTAGAATAAGCTGTAAAAACTTTTTGTCCGATTTTTAATTTTTTTAAAAATTTGTCTTTGTTCATATATTTTTAATTATTTGTTGTTTGTTATCATTATGCAACCAATATTATTCACATCTAAGTTGCCAAGATGAACTCGTATTTTTAATTTTTCTAAAAACTTAATTTTATTCTCAATTTGTTTAAGTTCATTTTCTTGAACCCTTGTAAGATCTGGCTGAACTGATAAATGATAATGATTCATTACAAGTTCAAAATTTTCGGGTGTGATTATGCATTTATCAATAAATTTATCGATAAAAGCAGGTGGATTGTAAGGTTTCATATGTTTTTAATTTTTGGTTAAAATAAAATCAATTTTTTGTAGAGTCTCTAAACTTAATTTTTTAAAATCAAATTCTTCTAATTTTAAAATTATTCTTTGTTTTTGAAACTTCTCTTTTAACTCTAAAGTTTCAACTTTATAATGAAATATATCTTGCCAAATATTTTTTTTTCCTATTTTTTCGCACTTACCATTTTCTATATCTATTTTAAATTTTTCTTTAGTATCTGCGATTGCTAAAGTTTTAGTTGTCCTGATGATTTTATGAACTCTGTTTATATGATGAGAATTATCAGCATATTCATAAATTTTGTCATTAATTTGTAATTTCATATATTTTTATTTTTTATTTGTTCTTTTAATTTTTTATTTTCATTTTCTAAATCGATGATTTCATATTCTAAATCTTCGATTTCTGATTTTAAATAAATAATTTCGTTGTCATTAATTTCAATTTCTTTATCTATTTTTTCTATTTCTATTTTAAATTCCAAAACTGTGATATATAAATAGTCAATACCTAAAAAATCTTTGATTATTTCAAGTTTTTGTTGATATTCTTGTTCTTTACTCATAAATCCCCGATAAAATTTTTATTATTAACATTATAAAGCCTAAAAATAAAGCTCCGGTAATGATTGAACATAAAGCCCAGAAATTCAATTGTTCTTTAGTCGCTGTGCCAATAAAACACAAGTAAATAAAATATATTGCTGGGCTCAATGATAGAGCTTGAGCAATGTAGATAATTTTTCTAAGTCTTTTATTGTCGTTAGTATTTATAAATTTTTTTAACATATAATTTTTATTTTTTTACGTTTACAATTACCTTTCCCTTTTTTTTCAATGCCAGCTTCTGCTAGCAGTGTTAAAAGTGTAGTTTCAGCTACACCAAGAATTTTACAACATTTTTTATTAGGGTTGTTGCGATATAGTTTTTCTAATTGTTCTTTACTAATTTGTTTCATGATTGTTTATAATAAAATTGTGAGTTGATAAAATTTGATCCAAAAATTGATTTACAAATTTTTTTTGATTTATAACTGTATTTGAAAAAAGATTATTTAAAACTTGATCTTCAACAAGTTTAAATAAAAAATACATTTCAAATCTATTTTCTAGTTGTGTTTCAAATTGTTTAAAAAAAATTACAAGTTGATATTTATAAATATCTTCGCCTGTGTATTTATCAATTTCACTTTTAAGAAATTCAATTAATTTTTGTTCCATATTTTTTTAAATTTTGTGTTAATGAATCTTCTAATAAGCTTGTTGCTGTTAAATTCTTTAGATATTTGATTTATGATGAAAATGTAAGCAAATAGCCAAAAAAATGGCAATAAGTTAAATATTATCGCTATAACTAAGCTAAAGCATAAAATTATAGCATTTAAAATCGGTTTTTTTATTTTTAAATGCATAAATGTCTTTTTAATAAATTTGTTTTGATCTCGCTGTTTCTTGCTTCAGCTTCAAGTTGCTGTAGTAGTTTTGAGTTTTTGATATATTCTGCATGACAATCGCAACGATCAAAAAATGGATTTAGTTCAAGCAATTTTTCTTTAAATAATACAATATCACTTTTAGCAACATCGCTAATTGAAATTAGATTGAACTCGCGCATTCTATTTTCAGTTGCGAGTTGCTCAATTTCTTCAATTTCAAGAGCTTTCATTTTAATTATTTTGTGAATGATAAATTCATCGCTAATTGCTCTAATCTTGTGATGATCTTTTTTATCATAAAAGACTTTAATTAATCTGCTTCGGTCATCTTCAGCAATAAAATAGAGCTTGTTATTTTCTGCTTTGATTTCTTTTATTAAAAATTCTTTTTTGTATTTTTTCATAATTTTTTTATTTTTTGTTAATATTTTACTTTTTTTGCAAAAAGTTTATAATGTTGATTGTTGTAATTAAAAGATAAATCAATGTTTTTTTGTAAATAAATGTTATTGTTTTAATTTCCATGTTTTTGATAATTGTTAAAAAATGGGTTTTGTGATGTTGTTGTTAATAATTAAAAATCTTTGTTAATAAAGAATTTTGTAAAACCTGCTTCACTTAACAATCCCGCTTTTAAATAATTGCCGTCGCTAGTTTTTGCGAAACATTCAAAAAAAGGAACTATCATGCCATTAAACTTGCAAAATGCATGTGTGTAGGGCTCGCCAAATAAAAAAGCATTAAAACCTTTATTTTTTTTATAATTTGTCAGTTGAGGCGGTAAACAACAAAGCATTTCATGATATTGATCTCTTGTTATTGTAGTAATTCCAAGTTTTTGTAATTCATCAGCGTAATTTTTATTTAATTTTTTCATATATTTTTTAATTTAATTGATATTATTTTTTTAACTTATTAACATATTCTAATTTTAACTTATTAACATATTCTAAAAGCCCGTTTTGAGTGCAAATTTCAAACCAGCCTTTATTTGACTGCTCACAGTCTAAATATTCATTATCACAATTTTTGTAATAGTCTAAACCAGCATCTACTAAAATTTTTGTTTCGATTAATAAATCAATTTGAGTTAGCTTGCCATAAAAGACTTTTTTTCCTAATTCTTGTGAAGCAGTTAAATTTTTCATATTTTTTTATTTTTTGTTAATTGATATAAAGATATTGGAACAGGAGCATCTGGATTTAATCAATCATATCAAAATCTGCAACAATCTAGAAGACAAGAAGAAGCTGGCTCGTTTGAATAATAAAGATATTGATCAATTCTTGACTCAACATAATTTTTTAAAGTTTGAGTTTTTAAGCTTTCTATATCCATTTCTGTGTTAAAAATCACTAGTTGTTTACCAAATTTTTTTATTAAAAAATTATTAAGATCTAAAACAATTTTTTTTGCGAAATCATAATCAAAATAGACTGAGTACTTGGCATTATAAAAATAAGAAGATTTGTAATATTTAATTAACCTGAAATCTAATGAATTTAACTCTTTAAACTCTTTTAAAATCTTTTTTTCGTTCATATATTTTTTATTTGTATTGTTAATTTTTAATAAATTCTATAAAATCATTCATTGTAGAATTTTCTTTAAAAAATTTTCTAATATCTTTTTTAGCTCTTTTATCAGCAGTAAAAGAATCAACAAAAAAATAATTTATATCATCAATTTTTTTGTTGTTTTTGTAATATGTGATTCTATCAAGACTTTTTGCCCCCAATAAATCAATTGCTTTTATTGCTTGCTTTGAGTTAATAAAAGACCATTTTATTTTGAATTGTGCCATATTTTTGTTTTAATTGATATTATTTTTTAATTTTAATTTATTTAATAGATTGCTTTGTATTGCTGATTATTGATAGCTTTTTTATAACCAAAAAGTTTACATTTAATTTTATAGCATAAATGAAAAGCCATATCCATTCCGCACCCTTTTATTATTAATTTTTGGTTTTTGTCGCATTTAGCAATTTCCAACTTCTCAATATAACAATTTAGATTTATAAGTTGTTTTTTATAAATAACAAAAGCTGACATTTTGCGTTGTGTTCCTGATCTGCTTACACTATGAATTATAACAATAATTTCGCTATTTTTTTTAATTATTTTTTTTAAATCTTTAATTAATGTTTTTTGTTCATTTTCTTTTTTCATATATTTTTTATTTTAATTGTTAAAGTTTTTAATAATTCTTGACAAAGTTGATTCTTTCAAGCCATCAATTAAATCAAGATAGTCTTGAAAATTTTGGGGCTCTTCATAGAATAAGTAACTTGTATTAAATGATAAATCAAATAAAATCTCTTTGTTTAAATTAAAACAATTTTCTAATTCTTTTTTTACGTTAATTTTTAATTCCATATATTTTTAATTTAATTAATAAAATGGGTTTTTCGTGATGAAGTTATTTTTTAATAATTTACCGCAAGCTCATATTCTACGAGCCAGAAGTTTGAATTAGATGCAACATTTTCTAAGCGTCGTGATTCTTGATTTATTATAACATATTTTGTGATTTTTAGCTGTTTTAATTTTTTAACTAAATTATTATGAAAAGTTCTAACCGAGCCTTCGCAACTTTTGATAACGAGCTCTATTTTTAACTCTTGCATATTATTCTTAATTGCAAATTGTTTTTGAAATTCTATTTGCTCCAATTTAGATTCAGAAGTAAATATTACTTCTAGTTTTTTTTGATCGTTCATATATTTTTAATTTAATTGTTAATATTAATTACAAGTTTCGAGTAAATTCGCTTGATGTTTGCAATAAAAGTAGTCAACAACTTCTTGAGTTAGTTTGACTTGCTTTGATTCTTGATAAAATGCTATCGCAGTGAATATTGAGATGATTGCTAAAATTTTCATATATTTTTAAATTTAATTATTATTAATATTTATTAATTAATTAACAAAATTAGTTAATCAATAAAACTAAGTTTAAACTACAATAAAATAATAGTCAACAACTAATTTAAAATAATTTAAAAAATGTATCAAGTCAATAAAATCAAGGTCTCGCACTGTATCAAAATAGAAAAAGATAAAAATAAATAAAAATATTTTTAATAAAATTTAAACAAAAAATTAGAATAAATTAATTATTAAAAACTATTAAATGTTAACATAAGTTAATAAGTTTTAATAATAAAAATGTTGTCAAGAAAAAAATGTAAATAAATTAAAAAATATTTTAAGTTGTAGCAAAATAAAACAAAAACACATAAAAAGATTAAATTAAGTAAAATAATTAAAAAAAAATGCAATCAAGCAGGAGTAAGCTAAAAATATGTCAAGAGTTTTTTTAGCTTAGAGACTGTAAGTTAAAAAAAAAGCTTGCATTTGAAAAAAGATGTGATACGCTAAAAAAAATAAAAAATCAAAAACAAATTAAATACAAAAAGTTAACAAAAAAATTCTTGCTTCATCTCTGTTAGTATTTTTTTCTTTTTGTCTTACTTTTTCTTTAAAATAAAAAATTAAAAAAAAATAAAAAAATGGAAATTAATTCAAAAGAAATAATCGCAAATTTAAAAAAGGAATTTGAACTAAAAAAAAAGTTGAAACAAATTTCAAAACCAATTTTGATAAGAACTATCAATAAAGAAAGAGATAAGAAAAAAAGAATTAATTTGAGTGAGTTGAGTAAAGATAATTATTTGAATTCAAAAAGATATTTTTACAAAGAGTTGAAATATTAAGATAAACAAGATAATTGTTGACAAATAAAGACTTGAGATTAAAGTTGAAATGTGTGTTGCGCTATATCCCGCGCGCGTAAATATCGCGCGTGTAAAAACTTTTAAAAAAAATGCAGGAAATTCAAGAAAATAAAAAAAAGGGGCTTTCAAAAACTGATGCTTTTAATCTGCTCGATAAAAATCTCGATTATATTTTAAAAAAAATAAGCGAAAATGTGAGCTACGCAACTCTCGCTAAAGAATTTAATGTTAATGTCGCTTATCTTTGTTTCTTTCTTAATCAAGATGAAATAAAAGAAAAAAAAGAGGTCGCTTTACAAATAGCATCTTATAAGATGATTGACGAAGCTAAACAATATCTTGAATCAATAGAAGCAGATGACACAAACGCAAGTGTTCGCAAGAAGTGTGAACTATCTCAATTTTCAACATATTTAGCTAAAGTCAAAAATCGCAAAGAATTTGATTTGAACTATAAAGAGCAACAAGACACTGCGACAAGTCAACAAATTGTAGTAATTCCTGCAAATTTCTCAAAAAATATTGATAATCAAAATCAAAACAACAACAATAATTTGATTGAACAATAATAAATTAGAAATACAAATCCCGCACGACTACGAGCCCCGAGTATATCAACTAGGGCTTTGGCTTGCTATGATCGAGCATAAAAAAAAGCGGGCAATTTATGTGTGGCATAGACGAGCTGGCAAAGATCTACTTGCTTTGAATCGCATTTTATTTAGTGCTATGTTCGAAGCAGTCGGCACTTACTGGCATATATTCCCAAGCTACGCACAAGGGGCTAAATCAGTCTGGCAAGAGACTAACAGCGAAGGGAGAAAATACATTGACTATATCCCAAAATCTTTAATTGCAAAGAAAAACGAAAAAGAATTAAAAATTACACTAAAAAACGGCTCAATCTATCAAATAGTGGGCTCTGATAACCCCGACAGCTTAAGGGGTGCAGGCATCAAGGGGGCAGTGTTCAGCGAATATGCAGAACAAGACCCGAGAGCATGGGCAACGATTCAGCCAATGCTACTTGAGAATAACGGCTGGGCGATGTTTAATTTTACGCCAAAGGGTCAAAATCACGCTTATGAGCTATTCAAAATGGCTCAAAAGATGCCAGAAGTTTGGCACAGTGAGATTAAAACAGCGGAGGAAACGGGAGTTTTCACTCAAGAGCAACTCGAACAAGTGAAAGCGGAAATATTAAGCGAAGGAAAAACACTTGATTTCTTTAATCAAGAATTTCTTTGTAGCTTTAACAACCCGATTGAGGGGGCTTATTATTCTAAGATTATTGATGATTTAGACAAGCAAGGAAGGATTGGCAATTATCCTTGGGAGCAACAACTCCCAGTCTATACTTTCTGGGATCTTGGGGTTGGTGATGCAACAACAATCTGGTTCGCTCAATTTATAGGTAATGAGATAAGAATTATCGACTACATTGAAGACAACAACAGGGGCTTAGCTTCATACATCAAAGAAGTAAAAGACAAGCCTTATATTTACGAGCAACATTTTGCCCCGCATGATATACAGATTAGGGAATTTAGCAACGGTAAGAGTAGGCTAGAAACGGCAATGGAATTGGGTTTAAGATTCTCAATTGCTCCTAAGCTTTCAATTGAAGATGGTATTGATGCAGTTAGATCAATACTTCCTAAGTGCTTTTTTAATGAAACTACAACAAGAAGGGGTTTGTTGACGCTCAAAAACTACAAAAAAGAATTTGACAATAAAAATAATACTTTTAAACTACAACCAAAACATGACTGGGCTTCACACGGAGCTGATGCATTTAGATATTTAGCAGTCTCATATCGTAAAGATATAAGTCAAGCAAAACAACAATGGGATACTGCTATAAGTAGCCCTCTTTATTATTAACAATATGGGAATAGGTAAAGCATTTAAAAGAGCAACAGGTAAAATAGGAATGTCCGTTGCTAATTTAACAGGAAGCGAAGCATTGGGAAGAACTGCAGCAATTGCAGCTGGATCATTTGGATCAATCCCCGGAATGTTTGCAGCAAGTAGCGGGTTTTCAAGAGAACAAAGACAAGCTACACAAGAACAAAATTTAAAAATGCAAGGATCACAAAATCCTGATCTACAAGCTAAAATAGCTGAAGAACAAAGACTAAGATTAATTAGCGAAGAAGATTTAAAAGCACAAGAAGAAGCATTAAAAAAACGAACTACTTTCGCTGGATCATCAATTGCAACTGATTTAATTAGAAGAAAATTATTAGGATAAAATGGATCAAATAAAAGAGTTAAATAAAACATTTGATAATCTCAATATTGTTAAAAAGAATTTTGAGACTATTTGGCAAGACACAGCTAAATATTTTAGACCGATTAAAACTGATATTTCAAGCGAAAAAAGTATTGGCGATAAAAAAGATTTTTTTATTGTTAATGATTCAACAATGGCAGTTGCTTTAGAAAATTTTGCTTCAATTCTTAATGGAACTCTTACCAATAAATCAACAAATTGGTTTGAGTTAAAAATAGAAGATGAAGATCTTAAAGATAATGATGAAGTTTTGGAATATTTAAAGATGACCACTGATAAAATGTGGAATATAATTTATAATGGTAAATCTAATTTTGAAAATGCTCATCATGAAAATTTAAAAGATTTTGCTACATTTGGCACAATTGCTATGAAAATTGAAAAAGGCAAAAAATCTTTAATTAGTTTTTTACCAATTCATATTAAAAACATTTTAATTGGTGAAAATGATGAAGGGATGGTTGATACTTGTATTCTTTTATTTAAATATAGCGCTAAACAAATTGTAGATAAATTTCCTGAAGGTAAAATTCATGCAGATATAAAAAAAGAGGCGGTTGAAAAACCAGATTCTATTTGTGATATAAGATTTTATATCATGCCAAGAACCCAAAGGGATAAAACTAAGGTTGATAATTTGAACATGCCTTTCAAAGGAATTTGGTTTGATGTTAAAAACCAAATAATTATTGAAGAAACTGGCTTTAATACTTTTCCAATTGCTATTGGTAGAGGATCAAAAGGAACTAATGAAGTTTATGGAACAGGACAAGCCGTCTATGCTTTACCAGATGCTAGAAGTTTAAATGTAATGTGGCGAGATTATTTTGAGTCAGTTCAAAAAACTCTTAATCCACCTTTAGTTGTTAATAGTCAATTTGAAAAAAGGTTAGATCAACAACCGAGAGCTTTAAACTATGCTAAAAACCCCGTTGGTAATGGAAGAGCGGTAGAGCCACTTTTTGATATTAAAAATGTTAATCCTACTGTTGAATTAATACTACAAAAACAAGAGGCAATTAGAAAAATATTCTTTTTAGATAAGCTTTCTGTTTTAGATGATCCAAGAGCTACGGCAACTCAAATTTTAGAATTAAGAGCTGAAAGTTATCGAATTATGGGATCAATAACTTCATCTTTACAGCAATATTTAGAGTCTATATTAGACAGGGTTTTTGATATTTTGTTTAATATGTCTTATGCTGATGATGGTAATTTTACATTATTGCCAGATGCTCCATTTACTGAAATTCCAAATGCAATAAAAAGTTTTCTAAAAGTTGATCCAATTACTAATCAAACTATATTTCCAAAAATTAAAATTGAATTTATTAATCCAGTTAATCAAGCTCAAAGATTAGCTAAAAATAATAGCATGGATGTTTTTTTGATGTCTATTTTAAATTTAGCTCAAGCTAATCCAAATATTTTAGATAATATTGATTTTGATCAAGTGGTAAGATTTAAAGGCGATATCTTACAAATCGAACCAAAGGCAATAAAAGATCCTAATGTAGTTAAAAAAGATAGAAATGCTAAACAACAACAAATAGCTCAACAACAAGAAATATTGGATACTAACATGCAATCTAATACACTTTTAAATTTAAATAAAGCTAATAAAAATGGATAATAATCAAATTATTGAAAAAATTGATAAAAAAATTGAAGAAAGAGAAAGGATTTTTAATTATCTTTTCCAAACTGTTGAAGGTCAAATTGTTTACAAAGATTTAAGAACTGCTTTAGTTATTAATCCAGAATTTTTAACTAAAGATCTTACTAATGATATTGAAAAAGAAGCTTTAATTCAATATGGAATGAAGATTGCTTTTCAATACATTGATAATAACTTAAATTTGCAAACAATTAAAAATTTATAAGTATGACAATTGAAAATCAAAGCATTTCACAACCAATTTTAACTCAAGAAACAACCCAAACTCCATCAATTCAAGAAAATTCAACACCTAGTTTTGATCTTAATTCATTTTTCCCTGAAGATATTAGAAAAGATGCTGATTTTGAAAGACTTTCTAAAAATTTTCCTAAAGATTTACAAGCAATTGCTAAAGATTATTATCACAAAAATAAACATTTTGGTAAAGCTCGCGATGTTGTAAAAGCTGAAATTGAAGCTGAATTAAAAGCAAATCAACAATTTAAACCTGAAGATTACCAAATAAAACTTCCTGAAGGTTATGCAATAGAAGATAATATTATAAACACAGCTAAAACAAAAGCTTTGGAATTAGGAATTAAACCAGATGTAGCTCAACAATTTCTTAATAGTATTTTTGAAGCTGACAAACAAGAATTTGTCGAATTAGAAAAAAAAGAATTTGAAGCTAATAAACAAGCTTTAGAAACTTTAAAAAAAGAATGGGGTTTTGATTATGAACAAAGGGCAGATAGGGCAAGAAAAACTTTACCAAATTATGTTAGTCAAGAAGATTTGGCTATAATTGAAAATTTACCTTTTAGTCAAAAAATTATTATTGATAAAATAATGGATAAGATAGCCTTAAAAGTTGGTGAGGGTTCGGTTGGTGGAAATTTAAGCTCAATTTCACCAGAAGAACAATTTCAACAAATTTTAAAAAACAAAGATCATCCTTACCACAAAGGAGATCCAAAAGCATGGAATGAAGTTTTTGAGCTTTTAAAAAAACCATATTTATAATAATGATAAATACTTTTACACAATTTAATAATCTTGAAGATTTTTATAATAAATATGATTCAGGAGTCTATAATAAATATGAATATATGTTTACTCTTGGAGACCCAGATGCCCCACTTGACCATTTTAAAAAAATGGTAGATAAAGCATTAAATACAAAGTCAAAAGAATTGATTGTGAATTTACTTGATAAAGAAATCTTAACAAATTTAGGAAATATTAAGGAAGTAAAAGAATATTTTAAAAATCAAGAAATATATTCTATAGGGAAAAGTAATGACGCTGATAAATGGAGGAATTTTGTTATAAGTAATATTAAAGAAAGAATAGATTTAAAGACAAAATATTTTAATAATGGCTTTACTGATTCCAAATGTTTTTTTTACACCAAAGATGCAATTTTGATATTTATTAATCAATCTTTTTATAAAAATGATAATCAAAATGCAATTTGTGATATTAATTTATTTTTAGCAATAAATAAAAAAAATGTAGTTGACATTAAAATTTAATATTATATTATTAAGCCAAACATTGTCCAAAAAAGAGTAAAAGGGAGCTTAATTTAAGTCTTTGAAATTAAGGGTAGCAATTAGGAGGGAGTAATCCCCGATTTTTATTATTTTTTAATTCAAATATTTATTTTATGACTCAAACAGCCGATTTATTGGCAGCAACAACTGCCTTTAACACCAACCTAAGAGAACTTACCCAAAAATCAACTTCATTATTAGAAAGCACTTTGGATAATGTTCAAATGAACACTAATCTTGAATATTTTGATAGAATTGGAAGTGTTGAATTATTAGCAAGACAAGGAAGACACTCTGATGTTCAATATACCCCAACCGAATTTTCAAGGCGGTCAATTCAAACTGTAGATTATGAAGGTATGGATTTTATTGACGAGGAAGATTTACAAAGACAAATGGTAAATCCTCAATCTGCCATGTTGCAAAACTTCATCAAAGCAGCTAATAGAAAAAAAGACCAGATTATTATAAATGGTTTACTTGGCTCTGCAAAATCTGTCGATAAAAATGGCGCTTTAACTGATGTTGCTTTTGATACTACTCAATTAATTGCCGATGGTAGTAAAGATTTAACAACTAGTAAACTTAAAGATGCGATTGCAATTTTTGAGAAAAATGATGTTGATTTAGCGACTGAAGAAGTTTATTGCGTTTTATCAACTGCTTCTTATAGATATTTGTTAGGACAAACTGAATTTGTTAACAAAGATTATAAACTCGGTGCAAATGCTCAAATAAAATACAATAGAGCTGAAGAGTTTTATGGTATTAAATTTTTAAGATTTAACTCTTCTTATCTTCCTGCTGGAGCTAATACCAACACTAAAAGAGCTTTTCTTTATGTTAAAAGAGCTGGTCTTTTTGCAAAACATCAAGAGATTAAAGTTCTTGCAGAAAAAAATGTCACTAAACAAAACATTCAATTATCCGCTAAAGCTTCTTACGGCGCAACTCGTATGGAAGAAAAACTTGTTGTAGCAATTGATTGTTTAACAACCGATTTACCAACCGCTTAATTTTAATTTTAATTTTAATTTATAATACATTATGGCTAATAAAACAGGCTCACTTGACAAAAATAACTTCCAGCTCAATGGAGCTAGAAGTAGAATTATTGTCGATACAATTGCGAAAGCAACAACTGACGGCAATGCTTCAGTATTTTATCTAGGCGCACCCCTTCCAAGCAATGCAGTTATTCACCGCATTCAATTAGATTTTGACGCTATTACTGGTGCAACTGATGTTGATTTAGGTTTCTATGAGACCGTTTCAGCTGGTGCGGCGGTAATAGTTAAAGATTGTTTATTGGACGGACAAAGTTTAGCAACTGCAACAAAAGGAGTTGATGGTTTTACAAAACCTGTTATTGAAAATAAACATAAACAACTTTGGGAAATTGCTGGCTTAACTGCTGACCCTAAAAAGTTATTTCAACCAGCAATCACTTTCAACACTGCTGGTTCAGCTGCTGGCAATATTAGAATATTAATTGAATATTCTGTATTGTAATGACTTCAAAAACTGAATTATGTAATCTAGCATTATTAAAATTAGGCAAGAGTCGTGTTCAAGATATTGACACGGACTCAAGCCAACAGGCTACTGATTTAAGACTTGCTTATGATTTTACATTAAATCAGATTTTGAATGAGGCTGAATGGTCTTTTGCGGTGTGTAGACAATCTTTAAACAAGGTTGTAGACACACCGCTTTATGAATGGAGTTATAAATTTGCTTTACCTACCAATCCTGAATATATTAAATTAATTTCAATCGAAAATAATCCTGAATATACAATTGAAGGTAAATATATTTTAACTAATGTTGATAATATAAAAATTACTTATATTGGAAGAATTACCGATCCAAACGAATATACAACAGGTTTTAAAAATGCTTTTGTATTATTATTAGCTTATAAAATTTGTTATAATTTAACTGGTTCTAATACTAAAGAAAAGGAATTATATGCTGAATACCAAGATGCTTTATATTCTGCAATGACTCAATTTAAAGCAATTAGGAATGAAACAGGAATAACAAGTAATGAGTGGATAGATATAAGACAAAATGGCTAATATCGATGAAATACAAACTAGGTTTAATGCTGGCGAATTATCGCCTAATATTGATGGAATAGTTGATTTTGAACCTTTTTTTAATGGTGGATCAATAGTTGAAAATTTTGATGTTCACCCTCAAGGCTGGTTATTTAGAAGAAAAGGAACTAAATTTGTTAATGAAATAAAAGACTCTACAAAAAAAACAAGAATTATTAGATTTAAATATTCGGTTGATCAAGTTTTAATTATTGAACTTGGTGCTGGATATTTTAGATTTTATTACCAGCAAGCATTAATTTTAAATGGTGGAAGTCCTTATGAAATAGCTAATTCTTTTACCGAAAGTGATTTAGAGTATATTAGATATATTCAAAAAGATGATGTTATTTGGATGATTCATCCTTTAAAAGGTATTTTTAAATTAATTAGATTTGCTAACAATAATTGGACATTTAATCAAATTGATTTGTTATATGGACCATATCAAAAAGAAAATACTTTGCAAACTAGAACAGTTTCAATAAATAACCATGGTGCAATAGGAACAACCGGAACAATGACTGCTAGCGGTTTTGCTCCATTTACTGCCAATCATGTTGGTAGTTTATGGCTTGTAAGAGATGGAACAGTTTACGCTTATTTAAAAATTACTTCATTTACCTCTTCAACATCTGTTGGCTATACCTCGCAATCATCAATTGCTACTTCTTTTACTTCTAAAACATTATATACTTGGAGTGAAGGTGAATTTGGTTTGCATCGTAGTTATCCAAGAGCAATAACATTTCACGAACAAAGACTTGTTTTAGCGGGATCAATTAATGAAACACAAAAAATATGGTTTAGTAAATCTTCTGATTTTGAAAATTTTGATATAGATTATAATTCACAAACAGCTGATGACAGTTTTAATCGAACTATAGCAAGCTCAACAAATGACTCTATTTTATGGTTATTTAGTGATGAAGTATTGCTTATTGGTTGCACAGATAGTGTTTGGAGGGCAAAACCATCAAATAACTCTGCTGGAATGTCAAACACTGATATTGATCTTAAAAGACAAATTGCTTTTGGATCTGAATGGGTAGACCCTATTTATTGTGATTCAAGTTGTTTTTATTTACAAAGAGGTAAACAAAAAGTTAGAGCAATAAATTATACAAATGTTCAAGGTAAATATAAAGCTGAAGATATAACCATTAGAAGTGATCATATTACAGGGAGCGGTATAAAAAGGTTTGATTATCAACAAAACCCTGTTTCTACTGTTTGGGGATTAAGAGAAGATGGACAAATTGCCAAATTTGTTTTTGAAAGTGATCAAGAAGTTAATTGTTGGACGAGATTTAAAACTGATGGAATTGTCGAAGATATAGCAATAATACCTTCAATTAAAGAATATGATGAAATTTATTTATTAGTAAAAAGAACAATAAATGGAGTATCTAAAAGATTTATTGAAGTATTAGAACCTAATTTTAGTTATGATAATTTAAATTATGTTTATTTAGATTGTAGCTTAGATTATAATGGAACACAAAGCACAACTTTAACAATTGGAAGTGGTATTGCAACTGCTGGAAGTTCTATATTTTCTGCTCTAAGTGTAGGTAAAGAAATAAGAAATTTAAATGGCACAGGAAAAGCAAAAATTACAGCTTATAATTCTGCAACAGAAGTAGCAATAACAATAACAAGAGATTTTAGCACAAATAATTTAACATCTGGAAATTGGGCAATTGCTATTCAAGAAGTAGGGGGGTTATCACATTTAATAGGATCTAGTGTCGAAGCAAATGGCGATGGAGCAACCGATCCTGATGCAAAAACTGTAAATGTTGAAGGTAAAATTACATTAAAAAATTTTGCCTCAATAATTCATGTTGGTTTAAAATATGCATCAACTTTTACATCTTATCCAGTAGAAAGTAAAAAACTTTTACAAGTTGTGGGTTCTCAACAAAATAAACTATTGCGAATTACAGAATTAGTAATAAAGTTTTTTAAATCAAGAGCTGGTTTAATAGAAATTGACAATAAAACTATACCAATTATTGCTAGAACTGTTAATGATAATTTAAATGAAGTTCCATCTTTTAAAGATGAAATAAAAAAAATCTCTGTTGCTGGAGATTGGGGATATGATAGAAAATATACTATAATTCAAAATGAACCGCAAGCTATGAATATTAAAAATATAACTTACGAGGTAAATAACTAATGGCATTAGCCCCTTTTATTTTTGCTGCAGGAGCTGGTTTAAGTCTAGGAACTAGCATCTATGGTGCAAATATGGCAAAAAAAGACTTAAAAAGACAAGCAATGGCTTTAGAAGATCAAGCAAGGTTAGTTGAAGAACAAGGTCAATTTCAAGCATTGCAAACAGCTAAACAATTTGATTCTTTACTTGGTCAACAAAAAGTATCTGTTGCATCTAGTGGAGCTGAATTAGAAGGATCGGTATTAAATATTTTTGACAAAACTTTAGTTGATAAACAACAAAATATTGACATAATTAAAAGAAATGCTCAAATTGAAGCTGATTTATTAAGACAACAAGCAAGGCAGGCAAGAAAAAAAAGAGGAAAATTATTGCCTATGGCTATTGTTTCAAGTCTTGGAAATATTGGTCAGTCTGCTTCAAGCTTTTCTAATGTTGGAAATAAAAATTTAACACAATAAATATGCCAGAAATACCTCAATCATACGGAATTGTAGTAAATCCAAGTTTTAAAAGCAATATTGCAATGCCTGATACTCAAGCATCGCAAATGACTAGTCAACTTGGACAACAATTGTCTTCAAATTTAATGAATATTGCAACACAAATACAATACCAAAACATTAAAGAAGAAGAAAGTTTTAATGCTGCTCAAGTAATAGATTTTAGAACAAAACTCGCCACTTTTGAAAATGATAAAAGAATTGCTTTAAATGAATTATCGCCAAATGATCCAAAACTTTTAGAAGAAACTAAAAAAAATTTTCAAACAGAGAGACAAGAATTTATCAATAACTATTTAAGCAATTATACAGATAATAAAAAATTATCATCTTTAATTAAAAGGCAAGCCGATGCTGAAAATGTAGATTTTAATTTTGATGTTGATAGAACTTTATCAAATAAAAAAAGAGAGTATGGAACTAATAAAATTTATGAAGGAATATATTCTGTTAATCAAAGATTGCAAAATGGCGGCAATGCTGCTAAATTATCTAATGAATTAAATTTAATATTACAAACAGGTTTGCAATCTGGGTTAATTGATCAAAATGATATTAACAGAGAAAAAGACAAGCAAAAATCTATTATTGAAGATTTACAAAAAAAATATGAATTAACAAAACAAGCAAATTTAGTTGCTAATGGTCAAATTGTTGTTGATCCTACTGATAGTGAAGATAGAAAATTGGCGGAGTTAGCTTTTCAAACGCAATTAGAAGGAACCATAAAAAGAAATGGCAATCCGGAAGCAATGACTATGAATTTTATTCAAAAAACAGGTTATGTTCCAAATCAAATAAAAAATAATTATAGTGCTATGTTAAATGTTGGCAATCCAAGTGAAAGAATAGCAATAGCTGAAAATATTGCTTCTTTAGTTGAATCTAATTCTCGATTGCAAAATCAATTTAACAGCGATGATATAAATTTTGTTTATGCAATAAAATCAAGACTAAATACTGGTTTACCTGCTGAAAATATTATTCAATATGCTGAAAAAGATATGAATAAATTTCAATCAATGGATCGAATAGCTAAAAAACAAGTTTTAAGAGATCAAAAAAAACAATTAGATAATAAATTTGAAAATTTGAAAGATGATTTATCTAATCCAAATTTTATTGAATTATTAAAATCTAATCCTCAAATTGAAGATGGAATAAAAAAAGATTATGAAACTTTAGTTAATGATGTTTTTTTAGATAATCCAAATGCTACTTTTGATGGAGCTACTGAATTTGCTAAAAATCAATTGAAAAATACTTATAAAATTACTACTGTTGGAAAAAAAAGAGTTATGAAAGATGCACCTGAATCTTTTTTTTCTGGTGATACTTCTTGGATTAATAAACAATTTGAAAGAATTATAAAAAATGTTAAAGGCAAAGATGTTAATTTAGATAATTATGTTTTACAGCCAGTTGCTAATGAAATTAAAAAAGGGAAACCAATTTATGGTATAGTAGAAGTTGATCAATATGGACAAATGAATGTAGTGTTAGATCAAAATAACCAAAAATTATATTTTCAACCAAATTTAAAACAAGTTAAAAAATAATGCCTACTTCAAGAAAAATAATAGGATTAAGCCAAGAAGAAAACATTATAGTTAATGATAATGTTAATTTAGAGCCGATAATGGCTAAACCTATAAAATTTGAACAAGATAGCTACACTCAAGGACAAATTGCCAAAGCTGCTTTTGAGAGAGAAAATACAGCAGTATCTTCAATTTTGGAGGCTTCTTATCAATTAAAATTTGACAATGAAATTGATCCTAATTTTAATATTGATGAAGTTATAGATGGAGAAATTAAAGGTAGTAAATATGAACCATATTTAGAAAGTTTTTTAGAATTTAATAATTTTAATCAAGTAAAAGCTTTAAAAGACAAAATTGATAAAGAGGAAGAAAACACTAAAATATTAGAAGATAGCGGTTTAACTGGTATTGCTTGGAGTTTAGCTGCTGGTATTTTAGATCCTGTAAATTTTATACCTATTGGTGGAGGAGCCTACAAAGCTTATAAGGCTGGTAAAGTTGCAAAAGGAATTGGTTTAACTGCTGGAGCTGGAGCAATAGGGGCAACAACAAGTGAAGGAATTTTACAAGCAACACAAGAAACAAGAACAATTGAGGAAAGTGCTATAAATATTGCAGGAGCTACTTTACTTGCTGGAGTTTTAGGCGGAAGTGCCGCTTATATTTCAAAAAGAAAATTTAATAATTTAGCTAAAAAAGTTGAAAAAGATAATCAAACTGAAACTGCTGATATTCAAATAAATCCGGAAACTCAAAAAATAGAAATAAAACCAGAAACCACAACTGCTAAAAATGTTCAAGAATTAGATGCCATTAAAAAATATTATAATGATATTTTAACTCCACAATTGAAAGCTGAAGGTAAAGAAATTCCTACTTTTGCTGATTTTAGAAAACAACAACAATCTTTAATATCAACAATAACTCAAGATATTGCTGGAGCTGTTAAAGGTGAAAAAGTATTAAAGAAAATTAATTTAATTGATAATTTAAACCCTATTCAAAGATTAACCCAAACTCAATATGCAACCGCCCCTAAAGAAGTTGCTGAAAAATTGATGAAAACGGGTTTAATGTGGAATAAAAATAAAATTGGCATAGCCTCTGCCCAAAGTGCCGAAATATCTAAAAAAACATTACAAGCTTCTTATTTTAATGCTTATAAACCTTTAGAAAAAAAAGCTTTTTATAATTTTCAAAAAAGAATAAAAAAAGAAGGAGCAAAAAATGCAACTGAAGAAAATATTTTAAAAGCTACAACATTTAGTGAAAAATTGGATAAAAAAATATTTGGTGGATCTCAAGAAAAATTTTATGAAGAATTATCAAGAGCTTTAAGAAATGGAGATAAAAGCGAAATACCAGAAATTGAGCAATTAGCAAAAACCGCAAGAAATGAAGTTATTTCAAAGCTAGGTAAAGAAGCTGTTAATGTTGGACTGTTAGATGAAAAAATATTAACTACAAAACCAAAAACCGCTGAAAGTTATTTTCCTAGACTATGGAACAAAACAAAAGTAATTGCTAAAGAAAATGATTTAAGAACATTATTAAAAGATAAAATAAAAAATATTTTAATACCTCAAGTTAAAAATATTGAATTAAAAAAAGAATTAAATTTAAATTCTAGGATTTTGTTTTTTCAAACTAGAGTTGATGAATTAACTGATTATGTTGAAAAAGTAAAAGAATTGGTTAATCCAAAATTTAAAATTTTTAAAATTAGAGAAAAAAAATTAAATGATATAGAAATTAATAATATAAAAGCAGATAATTTAATACCCCAAGAATATAAAAATATATTTCAAGAAACAATATTTCAAAATAAAGGCAATAGTTTCGATGATTTTTTGGATGATTTATCAAGTAAATTACCAGATAGTTTTGAAATAGACGAAAATCAAATACAAGAAATTTACAATAAATATATTACTGGCAATAAAAGTTTTTATGATATTGATGAAAAAATTAATCTTATTAATCAATATAAACTAGCTAATAAAAGTATAAAAGAAAATAAAAGTAAAAGTTTGTTAACTTTTTTAAAAGAAAGGGGGGGTATTGTTGACATTGGTGGTGAATTAAAAAATTTAGGCATAACCAACAAAACATACCCTTTTTTAATAAGAAAAGAAAAATTAATGGGAGGTTTATTTTTTGATGGTAAACAAAGTAATAACCAATCTTTAAGTTCTGCAATGGAGGCTGCTTTTGAGGCTGGTTATTTTCCAGAATATACAACAAGACAAGATATAACTGAAAATGATTTAATTGGTTTAATTAGACAAGAAATAAATGGTGAAAAAGTATATAGTATAAAAGATTTAGATGCTCAATTAAAAATTGAGGAAGCTCAAGAATTTTTAAATTATTTAGATCAATACGGCATAGATATAAATAGCTTAAAAGAGGAAGTAAAAATTGAAAAAGGAAATATTAAAAAAAGCATTAAAATTGAAAAACAAAATACTAGGGCATTAAAAGAAAATATAGAGATTAAAAAACAAAATGCTAGAGCATTAAAACAAAATGTTAAAATTGAAAAAGCAAATAAATTAGTAAAATTTAATTTAAATAAATTAGAATATGGTTTAGCTAAAGCTGAGATGAAAACATTAAAGAAAAAAATTGAAATATTAAAAAAACAATATGATAAAAATGCTTTGCAAGTTAAAGAAAAATTTGACCAAATGGGTAATCAAGATCAATATATAGAAGAAATTACAACTAATATCATAAATAATTTAAAAGGTGAAGATAGACTTGGTTTAATTGATGATTTAGGGATTAAAATTGCAGAAAGAGGGCCGCTAAAAGAACGAACTTTAAATTTTGTTCAAGATAATGAATTAGAACCTTGGCTAGAAAATGATGGTTCAAAAGTTTTAAATTATTATCAAAATACTATGGCTACTGATATTGAAGTGGCAAGAGCCTTTGATGGCGATTTAACTCTGGATAATGAAATAGCTAGAATTAATGAAGAATATTTGCAAGCAAAAAAGGGTATTGCCGATCCTAAAATATTAAAAAATATTGAAAGAGAAAGAAAAAAAGTTATTAATGATATAGACTCTACATTAAAAATAATGAGAGGAATGTATGCTAGACCAGATGATCCTGACTCAATGATAGTTAGAGGTGGAAGAATTGCTAGAGAATATAATTATATTACAAAAATGGGACAAGTTGCAATTTCTTCAATTACTGATTTAGCAAATCCTATAAGAAAACATGGATTAAAAACTTGGGCAAAAACTTTACCAAATTTAATAACTAATTTACAAGGAATTAAATTGAATGTTAAAGAGGCGAAATTAGCTGGCAATATTACAGATAGAATTATGCCTGAAAGAATGGCTAGCTTTTCTGGTTTAAATGATTCTCTTGCAAGTAATTTATCATCTTTTGAAAAGTTAATTAGCAATATAAGTAACGGGATGTCAAAAATAAATTTGATGCCCTTATGGAATGATTCGCAAAAAGCTTTTAGTTCTGTTGTTTCGCAACAAAGAATGGTTAATGCTATATCTAAATATGATTCTGCAAATGAAAAAGACATAACTTATTTAGGTTATTTAGGAATAGGTAGAGATAATTATAAAATAATAGCTAATGAATTAAAAAAATATGCTTACAAGGAAGATGGTTTATGGGTTGCAAATACTGAAAAATGGAAAAATCCTGAAGCAGTTAGAATTTATAGAAATGCATTAAATATTGATGTTGATAGCACAATTGTTTCTGTTGGTGCTGGTGATTTACCTTTGTGGATGCAAACCGAAGTTGGGAAAGTTGTTGGGCAATTTAAATCTTTTACTTTTGGAGCAACACAACAAGTTTTAGCCTCTGGATTACAACAAAAAGATATGGCGGTTTTAAATGGTTTAATTTCTGCAACTGCTTTAGGAATGATGTCTTATTATTTTAGAAAAAAATTAGCTAACAAAGAAGTTTCTAATAAACCTGAAGTTTGGATAAGCGAAGGTTTAGATAGAAGTGGTTATTTTGGAATTTTAACTGAATATTCTCACATTGCTGATAAAGTTGGTTTAGGAGTTTCAACTTTAAGTGGAGTAGGTAAATTATCAAGATACCAAACAAGAGATTTTGCCTCTTCTTTACTTGGTCCAAGTGTAGATTTATTAGGTAATGCCGCAATATCTGTAAATGCTTTAAGATCACAAGAAATAACTGAAGCCGATGCAAAAGCAATTAGAAGAATGATTCCTTTAAATAATACTTTAATTTTAACAACAACAATGGATAATTTCGAAAAATCTATTGCAAATAAATAAAAAAAATTATAACTTTAGAAAAAATTTAAAAAAAATGACAATTACAACACAAACATTAAGAAAAGATTATACTGCAAACGGGGTAAATACTACCTTTGCTTTTGATTTTCCTATTTTTTATGAATCTAATACTACTCCTAAATTTTCATTAGAAATTATTATTACTGATCTTTCAGGAGTTGAAACAATTAAAACTGAAACTACTGATTATACCATAACTTATAACCAAACAGATTATTTAAATGGGGTAATTGCTCAAGGTAATGTTGTTTTAAATACCGCTCCTACATTAAATTATAAAGTTTCTATTTTAAGAAAATTAAATTTTACTCAAAATAACGATATTACAACTTCTGGAACTGATGCTTTACCCGGAACTGCATTAGAAGGATCTTTAGATAAATTGACTTTAATGCTTTTAGAAACAAAAGAAAATTTAAATAGAGTTATTAAATTGCCAAAATCTTCAATATTAACAAATATTGAATTTCCAATAGGAGCAAGTCAAGCAAATCAAGTAATAGCTATCAATAATGATGGCAATAATTTAACAACTAAAGATTTAGCGGATGTGGGTTTAGCTCCCGTTTCTGCTTTTGCTAAAACTTTATTAGATGATTTAACTGCTGCACAAGCAAGAACAACTCTTGATGCTCAACAATTAAATGTTAATCTTACTGCTTTAGCAGGATTAACAGGGGCATTAAATAAACTACCTTATTTCAATGGATTAGGTTCAATGGTTTTAAGAGATTTATTTGCCACTTTTACCGCCCAAGGCGTTAATTATTTGTCATTACCTGCAAATTCAATTACCGTAGGTAATAACTCAAGCACTCCAAATACTGATATTGACTTTTTTGCTGGTGTAATGAATTTTCACGATGGTTCAGGTCAAGCATTATCAACAGCAATGACTAAAAGATTACAATCAACAGGTTCTTGGTCAGCTGGAAATAACGGTAATATGCTTTTAAGTGGTGCTAGAGCTAATAGCTCAACATATCATTTATTTGCAATTTATAAAACTGATGGAACGATTGATTATGGAGCATTACTTGGTGTTGCTGGAACAACTCCTGATCCAACAAGTGTATTGCCTACTGGTTATACAAAATATGAATATATTGCATCTTTATTAACTGACGCTAGCGGGAACATTAGAAGAGGAAGTTATAGTTTTAGATTAGATGGTTCATATGATTTTGAATTTAATACTCCTGTTGAAAGCAGAACTTTTTCAGCTGCACCAACTACAGCAACTTTACAAACTGTAGCAGTTCCATTAGGATTAAAATTTAATTGTGAATTAGCTTGTAGAGGAGAAACTGGTGCAACAGTATATTCATTAATAATTGATCCACAAAAGACTACAACTGCATCTTCAACTAATTTTAATGGATATGCATACAATAACGCCGGAAGTGTTGGATATAATTTTTATACGAAAACATTAACAAATACTTCTGCTCAAGTATCGTTAATGTCAACATTAACTAACAATTTGCAAATTTTAACAAAAGGCTATACTTATAATCCAATTAACAGATAAAAAATATGAATAAATTTTTAAAAGAAATATCTACTCAAAAAATTCACAAATTTCAAGAAAGTGAATCTCCTTTGTATCCTGAATTATTTGAATCTGCAAGTGCAGAAGAAATTTTAGAATTTGAATTAAAAGAAGCAAAAAAAATTAAAGAAAATGAAATTGAAGAAATTTATCTTCAAGAAAATCTAAGACCTCATTTTTTTGATGGACTTGTTTTAAGTGGGTTAGGAACTGGAACAATTAAAAAATATAGATTTTCTTTAGATTTTCAAAATCAAAAAATACCAGCACTAGAGCCAGATCGATATTTAAAAATTATTTGCCTTACACAAAGACCTTTGCCTTATGCAACTGTTGATGAAAAAAATAATAAAATTGTGGTAAGGATAAAACCAAACGAAGCATTGACAATCCTCAACCATATAATAAATCGATTTCAAACTAATTTTGCAATTTACTCAGTAATTCTAACAAATATTGAAAATTGTAAAAAAATTGAAGATTTAGATAATATTTTTTGGGATCCAAAATTAGCAACTTTTGAGATGCTAACACGAATAACTAAATTAATGAACGTGTAATGAAAAAAAATTTAGAAGTTATTAAAAAATTTAATAATTTACAAACAAGAATAAATAATTTAGATAAAAATAAAATCTATCTAATTTATTTTGATTATTCTATTTGCTTAAAAAATATTTATCATAGCCCCTTGATGCTACTCACTAAAGCACTTGCTAGTTTTACTGGCAAAAAAGATATTGATCATGTTTGTCATATCTCAAGATTTATTTATGATCAAGAAAATGATAATTATATTGCTAAGGTATTTGAGGCGGGATTAGAAAGAGGGATGGAAGAAAACACTTTAATAGATAAATTAGAACATTTTAGAGGCAAGGTCTACATAGAAGAATTAACCAATGTTGATAAAATAAAAGCAAAAGCCTTTGAAAATAAATATCTGGGAGTTGAGTATAGTAAAATTAATGCTTTATTTTCTGGAATTAATTTGACTAAGTTATCTAAAAGAAAAGAGCTTTTTTGTAGTGCTTTGGTGGGTTTATTCTTAAAAGATCAAGGCTATCTTTTAAGCCAAATTCAAAAAGGTAATCCCTACGAAATGACTCCAAGTGATATTTTCGAAGGCAATCTTGGATCTAAACAAATTTTATTTAAACAATGAAAATTAAATTATTCTTAGATAGATTAAAATACAAAATTAAAATTAATAAAAGATTAATCAAAATAACTTTTATTATTTTTATTTTATTTTCAATAATTTTATTGCATTTTTTGTTAAAAATAAATTTTTTATTTTCACAAATTGATTTAAAAAATCTAAAGATTAGAAATGCTGAAGAGGAAAGATTGACTGTAATTGAAAAAGCTCAAATCCAAAAGATGAAAGAGCTTATTCACACATGTTCGCCTTATTATTATGTTGGTTTTTATAGAATCGAAAATAATCAAAAATATTTTTATTCAATTGAAATTATAGGTGATCAGCAAAATCCAGATTTATCCCTAAAACTTTTAAATCAAAGATTATTTAATACAAAATTTCAAATTGATGAAAAGAAATTAAAACAAATCGCTGAAATAAAAGAGGATTATTTTATTGTTAAAAACTTTGAAGACTACAATGAGTCCCTTGATTTACTAGATTTATCAAAAAATAATTTTGATAAGATAATGGTAATTGTTATAAAAAATCCACAAGGTAAACCAATTTTTATCCATTCTTTATCAAGAGTTGAAAAACAAAAAAACTACAAATGTAATGAAAGCGATATGGCAAATTTACTAGAAAAATTAACTTACAATTTACTTTATCTTTTATGACTTTTCAAATTTTTTTTGACAAATTATTCTGGTTAATAATTAGTTTAATTTCTGGGTTATTTGTAGTATTAACTAAAATTTGGACAAAATCTATTGTTAGTGATTGTGAAAATAGATTGTTAATAAGTGAGAAAAAAACAAGGGAAGATTTTATTGTTGCACTAAAAAAAAATCAAGACGAAATGAAAGACGAAATGAAAGAATTTAAAAAAGAAGTAAAAGAACAATTAGAAAAAATTGATCGCCATGAAAAAAATGGAACGCAACAAATAAAATTGTATTTAGATGAAATTTTAAATAAATTAAATCAAAAATAATGAAAATATTAATTGTCATCTTTTGCTTAATTTCTGCTCCAGCCCAAGCTAAATTTATGCTTACTGCTTCCAATGTTTACTCACAACTCAAAGATAAAAACTATAAAATTCCATCGCAAAATACTCAAAATTTAAGTTATGGATTATTTTATAATCTAAATAAATTTACAGTTTCTATTCAAACTAATAGATTTTTAGAAAGAGAAAATAAAACTTATGCTGTAAGAAAATTTGACAATAATTTAACTATTTTAAAAACAAAATTAACAAGCGATACTTTTACTCTTGGCTATAGGGTTAATCGTAATATTTTCAGCGGATCAATTATCAATGTTGAATCTAAAAGAAAAATTGATAATCATAGAAAAAACAATCACTCAATTCTTTACGGCGTTAATTATTCTTATATTTTAAAAAAAGATGTTTTAATAACTTTAAGTTTAATCGCTCCAAATAAAGAATTGAATCTTAAAGGGGCGGGCATTGCTAGCATTAATCTTTTATTTTAAAATGAAAAAAAATATTAATCTTTGGATAAAGCTATTCTTGAGACATTTAGACCGCAATAAAACCCATGGCAATATTTTTTTTACTGGAATAAGTATTGCTTTTATTACAGGATCAATTATAATTGCTATCTTTGCTGGTAGTGCTATTATTGAGATTATTAACAAATTATTATTAAAATGATAATATTAACAAAATTATTAACACTTTCTCAATTTTTAAAAGACGGAAATCAAAAACTTTCTTCTAAAAGAATTGCTTTTTTATTCAGTTTACCCCTTGTTTTTTACGGCACTTTTTACTTTGGAAATTTATTGATCAAAAACAATTTTGCTGATCAATTCGTAATTGTTTGGTGCTCATTCTTGCTCTACTCTGCTTTAATTGGTGGCTTTATTGCTATTGAGCCAATTAGAAAAATTACTAATAAAATTACAAAAAAATATGAAAATAATTGAATCTTTGTGCTTGATCTTTAGTTTTGTTGGTGCTATGTTTTTTTCTAAATTAAAAGGAAAACATGATGGCAAGAAAGAGGGTATTGAGTTAATGACTAAAAAATATAAAGAAGAATCAATTAAAATTGAAAAAGAAAATGAGAAAATTAAAAAAAATATTACTGTTAGCAATGATTTTGATCTTGATCACGGCTTGCTCGCAAGTAAAAAAAGAACCACTAGTAATAACTAAAAGTGATTTTTGCGATATCTATTTAAAGATAGATAATTTCTTTAATCAAAAAGATGAAGAAGCACTAAATTATTTAAGAAATTTTGCTAATAAATGGCAAAATGGAGAAGATAAAAACATACCAGCTAATAAAAAGTTGGATTTGACGAAACCTGAAATAAGAGTCCTTAAAGCATTTTTTGAATATGGAAGGTATCATGAAAAGATATCCTATGATGAAAAAAAATGTCTTGACAAAAAAAATTAAAATAATAAACTTAAAAAAGGGTGGTTTTTTCATATGTTCCCCACCCTACCTAAAAATATGCAAGAAATAATATTAAATCGATTTTATACAAATAACGGCGACCTAAAAATAGACGGTCGATATATTTATGGTGCAACTCTTGGTTATTTAGAAATTAAAGGCAAAGAAAAATCTCCCCCACTTTTTACATTAGAAAGACCGCTATTTTACAACGGTAAATCCAATCAAAGAGAAACAAAAGAAACAATTAACAATACCTCTACATGCATTCCAATTGGTGAATATAAATGTATTTTTAATCTATCTAATAGATTAAAACAAGAATTATATTTAATTCTTGATGTTGATAATAGAAAAGGCATTAGGTCTCATTCTGGTAATCATATTAACGATTTACTTGGCTGTATAGCAATTGGTAAAAGATTTGTTAATAATGTAGTTTTTAAAAACTATGTCTATGATTATTTTTTAAGCGAGTCCCAAAAAGGTTTGCAAGAGTTTCATCAATTAACAAAAGGTCAACCAATTAAACTGATTATCAAAGATGATAATCCTGAAAAAACAAAAAAAATTATTCAACAATTCAATTCAAAATTAAAAATTTGATATGATTATAATTCCATTAATTTTTACCCTATTATTTACAAAACCAGATCCAGCAAAAGCCGATGATAAACTTTATCCAGCAGTTGTTGAGAGAGTGAAGGATGGAGACACTATAGAATTAAAAAGCGATACTAATCTTTATGATTTAAAATTTAGTGTTAGAATTTATGGGATCGATACTCCAGAGCTAAAATCGAAATATCTTTGTGAACAAAAGATGGCAAAAAAAAGTAAAGAATATATTGAATCTTTGCTCCCAGAAGGAACTAAAATTTATTTAAAAAATCCCAAACATGATAAGTTTGGCGGAAGGATTTTAGCTGATATTAAAATAAAAGATGGATTAATTAGTGAATTACTAATTAAAAAGAAATTAGCTATCGAATATTACGGAGATAAAAAAACCCATGTTTGGTGTAAAATGAATTAATTTCATTATTACATAAAGTTATTAAAAACATATTTATCTAAAAATAAACTTGCTAGCATTACAAATAGAACTAAAACCAACAATTCCACCATATCTTCATAATTCTCTTTAACATCCCCCTTACTACTTACTGCTAAGCAACTGAAAATAGGAATTAAAAAAATGAGTATGTAAATTGTTGTAAGCATTTAAAATAAATTTAATTGTTGTAAAATATGTTTGATAACAGGCACTGTAAAACTATTACCAAAACATTTATAAGCTTGAGTGTTGCTAATTCCTTGACAATAATTATCTGGAAATCCTTGAAGTCTAGCACATTCGTTAGGAGTAAGTTTTCTAACTAAATCTTTTATTTCATATAAGCCTGTTTTTGCCCCTCTTCCTCCTCCATTTGCACTAAGACAAATTGATTTACCATTTGAGCTATAAATTCTATCTCCTTGTCCACCTTTATTAAAATGTCCAACTCTAACTGGTTTTTTAAAAATCAATTGCCTTTGCCCATGATTAAAATAGTCTTCTGGACAGGCTCTTGAATAAGTTGCAGTTATACAATAAGATTTAAGCCTTTCAGTGTCTCCACTTTCGATAATGTCTTTTAAAACAACGTTTTTGTCTTGTGGTTGTTGAATATTTGGAATATTTGTCCAATATAATCTTTTTCTCATTTGAGCTGTCAACAAAGCAGAATTAATCATAATTGGCTCAACTCCTAACAATTTACTAATTTTATCTCTCCATTCTTTTTTCATTGAATTTACATTTTCTAGGATAAAATATTTTGGTTTTGCTCCATTTAAAATTCTTAGATATTCATAAAATAAACTACTTCTTTCTCCGTTAAGCCCTTTTCTATCTTTTTTTGCAATAGATAAATCTTGACAAGGACTCCCACCAATCAACAAATCGATATTATTTTTAAAACTACCTCCGTTTTTCATAGGATCATTATTTTGATTATAAAAAATATAACCATCTTCAAATTCAATTCCCTTAACATCACCAATATGAATAATATCAGGGTGATTATTTTTAGCTACTTGAATTGCATATCTATCAATCTCGCTAGCATAATACTCACAATCAATATTAAGTTCTTTTAATGCTTGTCTAGCGCCAGAAATTCCGTCGAATAAAGATAAAACTTTGATCATTTTACACCTCTAAAAATAAATAATCAGGATAAAACTTTTTAATCAATTTTCTTTTGATCACATAAGTTGACAATTCTCTAGTAATTGGAGATTTAACATCTTCGATTACTAAAGTGTTTTTTTCATTATCATAATAAACAAAATCAGCAATATATTTAATTCCCCTTTCTGTGTTGCCTTGTTTATCTTTAAACGTGGGTAATAATTCAAAAGGAGTTTGTTTTTGTAAACACTTAATAACTCCCGCCTTCTGCAACATCTCAAGCTCTAAAAACCGCTTTCTTTCTTTCTTGCTATCAAAACCATCTTTGGTCTTAACATTTTTATATTTACTGCCTTTTTTTCTATAAAAGTTCATATTATTTTTTTTCTAATTTTATTAATTAAAAGTAAATAAATAAATCATTTTTTCTCCTATTTGTTATTAATTATTGTTTTTATGCACTTTTTAATTTCCATTAGATTTTTAAACTCATTAAAATGATATTTGTAAATATCTAAATATTCATCATCTTTAGTTTGTAAAAATAATAATTTACATTTTTTAGCTTTTCGTTTGTTATCTCCAATCTTATAATCAAGCAGAGCAGGAGATTGAGACAAATATGTTATACGTCTTATGCTTTCTAAAAGATCCGAGCTATGTATGACTATAATATCTCTTTTACTATTATATTTTGTTTCTGTTAATGGTAAAACTTTATTTGTTAAATCAAAAATTTTTTCATTTTTAAGTTCTATATTATCTAAAATATTAGATAAAGGTTGTTCCTTAAATAATGGATAATTTACTTTATCTATTCGCAATGAAAGATCTAAAAAGTCTCCATCTAAGCATCTTGCTATTGTTTCATGTACAAACAGATTTTCTTTTAAATTTCTTTCATTATAAAATAAATTAATTTCTTTTTTTAATTCTTGGTATAATTTTTTAATTTTATCTTTCATATTTTTTATTTTCTAATTTTATTAATCAAAATGGGACTGTATCATCAATAATCTCTTGATCCTCAATAACAGGTTTGACTAATCCCCTTGTATCTGGCTGATAATCTTGATGTTGATTAGGCTTGTTTTCTTGTTCTTTTAATTTAATTGCTCCGCCATAATATAAATTACCTGATTGAGACATTTTTTCCCTAAACTGAATTACGTATTCACCAGTAGGCAATGGTTCTTTAACATTTAGTATACATTGAAAATTAGCAGCTAATACATTTAATCCTTCTTTATCTAAGATAGGTTCTCCATTTTTATATAATGGTTTACCACCGTTTTTATTTGTAAATAAGCTAGCCCAATTCAGTTTGTTATTGTTATTGTTTTTCATTTTGATTTAATTTAATTGATAATTTTTTAACTACAAATCTATCTAATATACAGTTTTCATAAACTAGTATATTTTGACGAATTTCCATTGCATCAGCTTCAAATTTATAATTTTTCTCTTCATATCTTTTATTATATAAAATTGGTTTAAATTTAAAACCGTTTATATTCCATTTTCTCTTCCCAAAAATGACAAAATAAGTTGGACTAATATGTTCCAACATATCTTGAATTAATTCACAATGTCTTTTATATGTCTTCATTGTTTATTTCCTCTAAAGTTTTCTTATATTTTTTAGTAGAAATTACTCTGAACTTTTCCCAAGCTTCGATTAATTCTTTTTCCCTTTCCTCCATAGAGCGTTCAAAATTTTGCATAACCTCTTTAAATTCTTGATTATATCTTTTTCTTTCTTGCGCAAGAAGAACTCCTTGATGATTAGAATCAAGTAAATGTCTTATAGTTGATATTACTGTGTCTACAAAATCTTCTTTATACACGAATTTTAAATTATTTTTTTCTAAAAATAATTTAAGCTCATTAAAATTTTCTGTATATGTTTTTTTACAATGTTCTAACTCTTTTGAAATTTTATCAAACTCTTTTGATTTTTTCAAAAGCTCTTCAAGATTTAAGTTTTTACAATCCATATTACTTTTTATTTTATTGTTGATCGTCTTTTTTTGTGAATATAAATTTCATTTATTATTTAATATTTTTTTAATTTCTTGTAATTGGTTTTCACTTACATTATAGTAAGTATTATAGTCTGAATTCATTATTGATATAATAAACATGAAAAATGAAATAAAAATAATTACATCAAAAAAATCATTTCCTCCTATAAACTTATAGTTGAAATAAAATGATAAAGCTAAACAAATAAATAAGCTTAATTTGTCTAAAAATCTTCCAATAATAGATTTTTTTTTACTTTGGAAAATAAATATTCTATGGTTTTCAGTCATTTTTAGCCCTCCAATTGTTTTAAAATTTCTTCCTCTTTTATAAAAACTGACTCATTAGTTATATTGTATATTTCAATTTTCCCGTGTAACCAAAAAAATTCCATATTCTCGCTAAATTCCAGCTTAATTAGCACTTTATCTAAAAAATCGAAATGATTATGATAATCAGTTAAATCAAGAGAACTTTCGATAAATATTGGATCTAACTGATCAAATTCATCACTTAATTGTAACATAAATTTATTTTTACTCATTATTTTTCCTCCAATTGTTTTAAATATTCATTCCTTAGCAAAATAACTTTATTTGCTAATTCCGCTAACTTTATAATATATTCTTCGTCTCTTTCGACTCGAATAATAAAAAGTTGTTTATCTTTAAAGTTAGGATGATATGAAACAAAATCGCACCATTTTCTACCACTAATCCAAAGACCAGTTTGAATCTGCTGGATATAATCACTTGGCATTTTATTATCAAGTAAATATTTGAAATGGGTTGTAGCTAATGGGCATTTAATTTCAATTAATCCATCATTACCAACTAAACCATCTGGAGAAAACCCAAAATTACCACAATCACTTTTGAACATTGTTATTTGATCAACAACATTAAAAGTTTGCTCTTGATAAATTTCTCTTGCTAGCTCTTCTAAGTCATTACCCCTAATCATAGCATCATTTTTATAACTAGGTTCAGGAGCAATTAGCATTTGTTCAGTAGCTAACTGTAAAGCATATTTATCAAGAGTAGCTGATTCTTTACCAGTTGAAGTAATAATTTTATCAAAATTAGAGGCTGTTGCAACCCCTAATCTTAATTGTAGCCATTCATCGCTACCTTGTTCAATACCTTTAATTATTTGCATTTACCACCTCCTCTTTTGCCGCATCTGGTTTATTGCTAAGTGTTTTTATAACTTGATCAAATTTTGCACTAGATAAATCTTCTAAAGTTCCAATTTTATAAGCACTTAATATTTTTTCAATTGGAGTATTTTTTTGATTACAAAGATCGTACACTTTTTGAACTTGTTCTAAAGTAATTTTGTGATCATTTACATTAACATTTCTAATTCTTATACAATCTACTTCCTCGCCTTTCATCTTGGTTTTATCTATACCAAGTTTAATTTTTAAACCCCCGCAATCTTCCATGTAAGCTTTTTTTGAAATTGTATATATTGTTTTGGCATTAGTTTCATTACAAATAAAAGGTTTAACCCAAGGATAATTTTCGACAAAACGAATAACTCTTTTTTCTTGTTTTACTTTAGTTCTTGGATTTTCTACCGCTTCCCATTGAGCAGTATGGATGGTTAAAATTTGATCTTGACCACTTGGTAAATCAAAGTGCCCGAGATAGTTTTTGTTTTGGTTAGATAACCAATGTGTTTTTTCATTTTCTTTCATATATTTTTTTTATTTAGTTAATATTATTTGGATTTGTTGTGATGTAATTCTTTTAGAATAGTTCTTTTATTTTAACCCCCCGCTTATAATAAATGCTAATAAAATCACCGCCAATAAACAAAAAGTCGCTAAACTGATTCTTTTTGGCACCATTTAAATTAGCATCCCTGATTTTGTAAGCAATATTTATAAACAATTGCTTTTTAAAATTATATTTTTTGGCAATTACTGAAAGGTTTTTGCCCTCGATATAATCGAGTTTTTTAATTTTTTCTAATATTACTGATGTTGATGTTTCAGCTTTAAACCCAATTTCTCTTAATTTTTTTGATATTTCAAAATTTGTTGTTTTAGTCATTCTTTTTTCTAAATTCTTGTATTTCTTTTAATGTTTTCATATATTTTTTATTTGTTTCTAATTCCTATACAATAATTATTCGGGTCTTTTATGTTGGTGTTTTTGCAAGCTTTAATAAATAATAAAGATGGCAAACTTGCTATAATGCAAAATATGGTAGCAATAAATAAAATTTGTAATAAATTTATAAACATATATTTTTACTTAAGTTAATATTTTAGGTTTTTTGTGGTGTAATTTAATTAGCCGTTTCCGCCTCCGCTTCCGTTTCCGCCTCCGCTTCCGCTTCCGTGTCCGTTTCCGCCTCCGCTTCCGCTTCCGTTTCCGTTTCCGTTTCCTCTTCCGTCTCCGTATCCGTTTCCGTGTCCGTCTCCGCTTCCGTCTCCGTATCCGTTTCCGTCTCCGTATCCGTTTCCGTGTCCGTCTCCGTGTCCGTTTCCGCTTCCGCTTCCGTGTCCGTGTCCGTCTCCGTGTCCGTTTCCGTGTCCGTATCCGTTTCCGCTTCTTAAATTTATATATCTATCTAAATAACTCATTCTATATATTTGTATAAATTAATTGATTAATAATTGTCTCTTTAGCTTTATTTGTGCACGGTATAATTTCAATTGCTTCAAGCCAAACTATGTCAACTGGAGCACATATTTTTGATTTAGTTGAATCTATACCATTTAATGAAATTCCACTTAATGAAATTCCTTCATTATTTGACCAATAAAAAAGCCTTCTTGCATTTGCAAGATAAACTTCATTTTTTACTTTTTCTCTTAAAATACCAGCCCAAACACCAGCCGAATATGTTCTTACTATCACATAATCACCAACTAATGAAATATTGCCAATATCTTGAAGTTTATTTTCCTGTTTTGTTGAGTCTTCTTTATCATTTAATAAAGCTAATTCTAATAGTTTAAAAATTAAATTTTTGTCCATATATTTTTTTAATTTAAGTTAATAATAGTGCCTTTTTACAGAAGGCTAACTGTCTTGAGATGCCTTTTTGTTCAAGAAAGACTAACTCATATTCTAGCTACTAAGCGGTAATCTAGAAGCCCGCCTCAATTTACTGCTGCCGCTTATTGAGAAGCCGCCGATCGTGTTGCTTGCCATTACACTTGATCAGCCTGACTTAGTGTTATTTCACTCATTGCTTTCGCAATTATGCAAGTCGTAGTTCTGCACTCATCTTTACCCGTGCCGAGTTAAATATTTATAAAGCTAGTGTTGGCAGGATTCGAACCTGCGAACAGCGTAATCTTAGTAGTAGCGATGAGCACTGTTGCCGACAACTTACAGGGCTAATACCTCCCTTTAGGTGATTTAAGCCACTCACCCACAACACTAGCCATTTAAATATTTAAAATTTGTTTTCTATTATTTTGTATCTTTCAACATTTATTGTATTCAATAAAGTTTCAATAGGAAATACTCTTCCTTTTAAAACAGATTTTAAAATTGATGGAGATGCTCCAGATACTAAAGCAACATTATTATCATTAATTGTTGCAGGTATGTTTTTAATTATTCCATTAACATTCCAAAAAATTATAGCTGGT